TATTTGAAACCATTTTTCCGAACGATTTCTGTTCTGCTGATAATTTACCGGTCATTTTGATCTCTTCGGTAGCAAAAACAGCAATTCGTTTGCCTACCATATCGGGAGTTATTTCTATGGAATCAAAGCCGACCAGATCATGCCAACCTTTAGGTGCAGCCTTCAATGGCCTTGGATTTTGTAAAACCAACATTTTTCCGGTATGCCTTACAACACTTCCAACCCATCCGGTCCCACAATTTATCCGAAAACGACGCTGATTCGGTTTCAGATTAAGAAGAATTTCTTTTATTTTTTGTTGTTCATTCATAATAAAAAAAGGTGCGGCAATGCAGTCTTTTCACATTGCCGCACCTGACAAAAGAGTTAACGCTTTTTAAGCGTATTTAACTTCAATTTTTTGCAATTCTGTGTTATACCAATCTTGTGATTGGGTAAGCGCTTTAGCCGCTGAAATCCCCTGTATTTCGAGAGAAGATCGCATTGTCGCGGCTTGGTGGCCAAGTCCTTCAATAGCTGCGTCTTTTTCGCTTGCTTTATCTGTAGCAGATAATGCAGAAATTCTTTCAATATTTGTTTGTTCTGCAATTTCTGTTTTTTGTTCAGAGGTTAAATTTTTTATTAGAATTGCGCTAGAAGGTATTTCTACACCATAATCATTTATTTTCACATAAACCCATTTTTTAGATACTTTATGATAAAACTCAACACCGACGTTGTTTGCATATTCATTTCCGTCAATATCTATAATTTTTCCATTTTCGAGAGCTGTTTTCAATTTCACGAGAATGTCTTTAAATTCCTCGTCTGATATTATTTTTTCCTTTTTTGGATTTGGCTCGAAATATATCGCTTTTTCTTCAATAATTTTTTTTTCAGCGTCTTTCATTTCTGATAAAATGGGACGAAGTTTTTCTCTTAGTTCTTCAACCTGAATGAGCCTGTATTCATGATCTTTCCAGTGCTTTTTTTGTTCTGATTCTGTTTTGGCTTCCTTAGAAAATCTAAAGCTGTCAGCGGCACTTTTGAGTTTTTCATCAATTTCTTTAAACAAAGCTTTGCCGTTTTTATAAGCATCTGTCTTTTTTATTTCAGATTTAAGTACAACTTGGGTCGCGACTGGATCAATACATGGATCCGAAAAACCGATTAACATCTTTTTGCCTTTTATTTCCTTAAATACTACTGTTTTTTTCATAATTTTCTCCTTAATATGTTATTCCATAGCGTGTTGCGACATTAACGCCGCGACTTTCCGAACTTATGCGTGGTGTCCCATTAACACCGTCTGTTTTCGGCAGCGATGTTAATCCTTGAAAACCTATCGCAGTTGCGCCAGTCGTCATATGATTGGTGGACAAACCAGGAATTTCATTAGTAGTTCCTCCATACACAAAAGGAAAGACATCAGTTGGCCTCCCAACGCCATTATAAAATAAATGCCCTTGAAGTGCATCCAATTGTATTGATCCCATGTCGCGACTTGCACCATCTGGATCCACACTCGCGGCTGTATCTAAACCACGAAGGACATATCCTCTTGTTTCTGGCAATATTAGATATACACCAGCTATGTTCCTGATTGTTCCGGCTGCATCGTCAGCATGATAAAATCTACTAGCTGTCGGATTATTGCCATCGCCAACATAGACAGCCGCATCTAATTCTGGATAAGTTGCACGCAAAACACCCTGGCCGTTAAGTAATAACACCCTGTCGCCATTAGCTGCCGGATCCCCATCTTTCCAATAAATATTGCCCATTCCTGGACCAACCGCAAAGCCTTTTTGTATGGCTTCTATCGTCTGAGCTGTTCCGGGAGCCTCTGTTACGGTATCAGGCGTCAAACCGGCATAATCCATTAATGCTTGACGCGCACCCCACAAGTCGTCAATAAATAATTTAACAAACTCTGTACCATCTGTTGCTGATGGACCAGAAGCGTTTATCCCCAAAGTATCAGGAAATGCCACTCCGTTTGTATTTGTGAAACTAGATAAATAATTTATCATCTTAAACCTCGCTTATGTATAATTTATAATCAATGCTGCCCAAGAATGCATACCTTTGATTGATAATATTAATCTTTTAAATTCTGCCTCTCTTTCGGTTGGAACATCTGCTGCTTTAACCTCTGTAAGTTCGCCAGAAACATTCCTTGTTGCGTCGCCTCCCACAAAAAAAATAAAAGGCCATGCATCGGGGTCGGTAGGAACAGGATATTCAACAACATCTTTATTAAAGGAATTGAAATACCCAGCTATCGCTTTTGAATTTCCGGCAAATGCGATGGAACCTGCGGCCTGCATCTCGTAAGCCGGTGATTGTGTAAATATTTCTCCATTAACTAACAATTCACCGCCACCTATACCTGCAAATGCATCCTGATTGCCGGCAAACGCGGCGCCCCCACCAGCAACCATTTGAAAATCTCCGAATAATATTGTTGCAGGATCAATCGCGGGACTATTAACATGTACTTGGACATCAAATCCTGCTTTTTGTAAAGCAATTTCCAGGTCGTCATCAGAACCGGTTCTTTTTGCAGGATAAGCTTTCTCCGCAGCTAATCTTTGTCGGCGCACATCTTCCGTTATGTTAATATCAGTTATAACTCCATACTCCCTCTCTAAATCAGTCAGAAAGGGCGTCGTAAAAGGATCTCGAATACAACTCAAAAATCCAAGAAAATCCGCGACATCTTCCGAATTTTGAGCGATTCCATTCAATAATTGATCTAAACCACCATTTGGTTTGACTTCCCAAATAGGACCAGGAGGCAATAAAGAAAGAAATGTTTTTTTGCTTATATTAGACATATGATACCGATATTAATTTCGCTTTTTCTCCCGGATCAAGATTATATTCTGATAAAAAAACGGCCAAAACTACACCAAAACCAACGCCAGTTGCCGAACCGCCTGCAGCAGTAATAACATCATTTACAACACTTGAAACTTTTAAATCATTAATGTTGTCATTTCTTTCCGAAACGGGATCCAAACCGTCAACAAACGGATCGAGTAATAGAAAAAATGTTGTCAAAGCGCTTGAAATGTCGGCTTTAACTTGAGCTTCAATCGAAGCCGAAACAGTTAAGTTTCTAACTTCCACATAAAAACCAGTCCTGATAATTGATTGAACAAACAGGGTGTCGTCTGTAGTGCCCAATGCTGGTCTTGAAATGCCAGTTTCCGGATCAATATTTATTGTGTCTCGAACTTCGTCCAACAATGATGTTGGAGCGAGACCGTCGGGATCTATAGTAGTATCGGCCTCAATATAAACCGTCCGGGCTGGCGGTGGTGCACTTGGATCATCAACAGGCCTTCCGCTATATGGATAAGCTCTCGCCACACCGGCGACTTCTTGTGCCCATCTCCGATAATCCGCCGTATTACTTCCACCACCGGAAGTCCTGATAATATCAAGAATTCTGACACGATATGCATCGTCAGTTTCTTCCTCTGCTCCGGTATTTAATATTATAGTTATTGCAGCAACATCCTCGGCCCCGGGGACAGGTGTATCAATTGTCATTTCATCAGCAATTTCGAGGTTGCCAGCAACTCCGGTATCTTCCGCTGTTACATTTATTGTTGCAACTCCACCGGCAGCGGTTGCATCAGCGTCAATTGTATATAACGCCCCATTATCATTGCCGGTGAATGTTCTAATTTGAGAAATAAGTGTCCCATCAAGCGCAGGCAATTCTATCGTATATTGTGCCGCTTCGGCGGCTTTACGTGGAAAATCATAATTTTTACCAATAAGGTCAAGGTCATCGCCTGTAGCTGTTATAGCTAAATTTTGCAACGCACGTTCAACAGCGAATTTGTAAAGCTCTGTGTAATTCATCGCTTCCATTGCGGACAAAACGCGAATAAAAGCCTTATCATTCAACGGTGATGATTGATTAATACTACTCTCTATATTAGTTACATTTCTTTCTGTTATTTCTTGAGTTGTCGGTATTTGTGGCATTATATCCTCTCGTTAGCTGGATTTATTTTCTGATTAATCCAGTTTTGACCATTTTTAACTAATAACAACTGTTTTTCTTCTCGAAATGGCGGCTTTGCAAGTATTGCAACATTTTGTCTATATCCAGAAGGATTATTAATCTCAACATCAACTTCGCCGAGAATAGGCGCATCTAACGCATCAAGAGCTGCTTGCCGTAATTTGTTTTGTTGATTTATTGTTATCGATTTATTCGATGTTGCAATAAAATTACTTCCAATCCTTTGATTAGGATCAGTAAAAAGTATATTGCCAACCCACCCTTCCTCGGTAAATAATGGAATCAATATCTCGTTTTCGATTCCTTGGTCCATAACTGGCTGACCGCCAATCCATTTAATTTCTGCACCTTCTTCGGTCAATATAAGACGAGGATCTCCTTGAAATCTATCAAACATCAAGAAACCTCCACATCGGCACTACCAGCGTTTATTTTTCCGGTCACAGTTGTTGGGGGAGGTGACACCCCTGTCGCTATTGCAACGGCAGCCATCCAAGCAATAAATACCGGATCTGTAGAACCATCGATAAGCGTTGGATCGTCTTTCCGCGCAACCTGCTTGCCTCCGCCGTTTATTTTAACTTTTCCGTCCTTTAATAACCGGATTAAAGCTTTTCTCACGCCGGCATCAGAACTATATAGTTCACGTTCGCCACTTTCCAAATCTGCAGCAGGTTCAATTCCATCATTCATAGCAATAGCAAGTCTCCACGCTTCACCAAGCGTCAAAATCAATACCTGAGAATCATCCGGGGCCTTATAGTCATCACCAGGGGAAGACATCTGTTCGACAGATTGTATATCCTCCGGATCAGTTATTTGGATTTTTAAAATCCGTGTCTTCCGATCGCTATCACGGTTTTCTTTTATTTCTTGCCCTACAAGGGTTCCTATTTCTGCCATAACTTATTATATCACTTTTTCCATGGTTCGGCAATGGGTTCTGTTGTATAAGTTTGCGGTGGAATTAAACCTAACACCGCACGAGTGCCGTCTTTCTCGAAAATATATTCGACCTGTTTAATTAATAAATCAAAACCATCTGGAACGCCCAAAACCTCAGATTTGAGCGTTACGAGCGTATTTGGCGTCCATAAGTTTTCTTCTGTTGAATACCAACTATCGACAGGAATGGATAACTCAAAAGCCTTGGCAAGTTGTTTGTTTTTTTCCCAATCAGCAGCCTTTTGAATATTTCCTCCGGTAGTATCATCCGCCTGAAAAGTTTTAAATCGAGCGCGAGGAACAGAATCGTCTTTTGAGATTGCAAACTTATAACTTTCGGTTTTTCCTTTGTTTTTTCTTCCCGGAGCTCTTCCGATCGCTTTATACGCATTAAAACGCTTGCGACCGTCGAAGTTTGCTTTTAATTCTTCTGCGTTTGGTGTCGATTCGTTAAATTCTATAGTTGTAACCGGCCGTCCCCTTAAGTTCGCTTGTGTGAATAACAGATTTCCCTGGGGGGAAGACGTTACAAGTAGTGCTCTTTGTTTTGCATATTTTACCAAATGAGAAAAAATAGTGTCAGTTTTGTTTGCGGTCATACGTTTAAATGGTCCTCCGGAATCATTCAAAAAAACCGCACTTATTCCGAGTGGGGCGACCATCTCACTTGCTCTTTGTTCTAAAGTTCTTCCATTAACTTCGTAGGGTGTTCTAACGCTAGAATCAACGGCATCAATAGTGAAGCTATATCCGGTTAAGATTCTTTTTATTCCGTCTTTTGTTATTTCCGGATTAGATTGGTACAACGATCCATTAACGACTAATTGAGATCCCAAATAAACAGAAGCCTTGGCATATGAATATTGCACAACCAATTTATCTAATTCGGTATCTAATCCAGGAACCCACGCGATGGAGGTGCTCCAACCATCAGCACCGGTATCAAGAGCACGTGTAACGCGCATACTTTCTAACGGAATTTCTCTGTTTTCAAGCAATAAAGTTGCCGAATCTTTATCTTTCGGTCCCAAATTAATAGATGCGAGAGTTGTACGAAGTTTTTCCGGATTTTTAATGTTTTTGCCGATCGTCAATTTCCTTTCGGCTATATTTGGAGGATATATAACTTCACCTGGAAAAATTAAATTCGGGTCACCAGATTTTAAAACCTTTTGATTCGCTCGCCAAATACGCGGCCAAAAGTCAGGACGTCCATATGTTCGATTCGAAATATCATAAAGAGTATCGCCTTTAATGATAGTATAAGGTTTGCCAGGTTGTGGATTAGCCATAGGCGACGATCTCCCGGCCTTGTCGAATTAATCTTATTTCGTTTTTTTTCAATGAATTTGTTTGTATGAAAAAATCAAATATTTCGTCATTATCGCCTAACGATTGATATTCTTCTATACAGACGCGAATTGCCGCCTTATCCTCTTTTAATGTAAATCTACGCTCTGTAAGTAAACTGAACGCAGAACTTATTAAATACCTAATCGCATTGACAATAATTGTTGCAATATCTGGATAACTTTCTGATTGAGAAAAATATTGAACATCTACCGGCAAGTTTTTAAAATTTTCTTGCGTATCATCTAAATTTTCGGTAACTTCAATCAGAATCAGTGACAATAAATCTGCAAAATTAAAAGCCTCGGTCCTGGTGTTAATAAATAATCCTTGCGTGTCTAATTCTCCAGCAGAGACACTTGTGGTTGATATTTGAGCAAGTGCAACCAAAGCTGCGTTTAAAGCTCCTTCTTGGACTGTTACAACATTTTTCCCGGATTGATCTATTTCTGTCGGTGATAACCCGAAAATCTTTCTCATAAAATTAATATATGCATCAAATCGGCCCTTAGCATCAGTAATTACTAAAGCTGGCAACTGAATTAACGATTGCAATTGACCAATCAGCATTATCGGGTTTAGAACAGTTTCTTCGAGTGTGGCGTTTATTGATCTTTTGATTTGCAAAATATCTTTTTCGATGGTTGTTCCCAGATATATGGGACCTAAATCTTCATCAAAGGCAATAATAACTTGTTGCGTAGTTGATTCAACCGCCAATTTTTCTTTAAAAGTTAACTGACTAATTCCATCGACAATCTGTAATGGATCCGAGGATCCTCTTTGTATGTTTTCGGCAAATTGATCTGCAGCAGTAGCATTAGTTGTCGCAACAGAACTATCAATAATTGATGCTAATTGAGGTGCAGAAATAATAACAGAATCGTCTGCAGGTTCGATCCAATTGCTGTCAATTTGAGTTATGTTTCCGTTTCCGATCGGATCAATTATAATTGTAAAATCAGTTGGCTGCCATGTAACTTCGCCGAGAACAGGATGCAGAATAGTCCACTTTCCAACTTCTGGAATGGACTTTTTAAATCTTAACATTTCTAAATCGTGATTTTCACCCTCAAAAAAGAAGGTCAAAGGACTTCTAACGCCAATAACTCCTAAATCCTGCGTTATTGTTTTATTAATTTTAGGATATTCAAATATACCTATTTTTTTTGCAATAGATAAATTGTTTTTTTGCCATAACGCCTCAAAAACATTCCCGTCAGGTGAAATAAGGACGAGATTTCCGTTAATTCTATCGCGCCAGCTCATTATTTCCTAATAAATTAAGTTCGATAGGTTTTGCACCCTGAGTTTTTCCTGTCAACGTGGATCCGGAAGGCGCACCTGTAACATTCAATGCACCGGAAAAATCAATAAGCGATTTTTGGGAATCTAATTGTGATTGATTGGGCGCCGTTCGGCCTTTACCTGGCGTCTCTCTTTTCTCTTCGCTTCCAGGAAGTGCTTTAGGTTCAATTCCAAGAACTGTTTTCTGTCTAAATCTTCTTAACCCTTCAGCAAGTCCTTTTATTTTGTTTCCAACACCGGGAATTTTTGCAAGTAAAAACAATAATTGTTCAATCGGCCTTAATATCGCCGACCCAATAACTCGGCCAATCTGAATAATACCCGCAAGAAATCCTTTTTCCTGAAATGTTGTTATTAATAATCTCCAATTTCTTATGATTTCAGAAATTAAAACGCCCCAAAACATGAATGGTCCGATCAAAAGCATTAATAACTCGCGAAAATTATTAAATTGAACCCATCCTATTTTTAAAATTGCAGAAATTGCTTTCCAATTTTTGATAACCACAACGGTTACTCCCACCAAAACCGCAAGACCTGCAACAACCGCTCCAACAGGATTCGCCGTCATTGCCGCATTTAATGCCCATTGGGCTACTGTCGCGATTCCTTGCGTGCTGGCAACAGTTATTAATGTGGCAATCAAAGCAATAAACGATTTAATAACTGTACCAATAGCTATAGCCTTGAGTGCCAGGTTATAAGCGATAAACCCTCCGACAATTATAGGCAACAAAGGCGCAAATGGCGTTAAAATCTTCAATAAAACTGTCGAAAACTTTAAAGCTAATTCAAGCGCTTTAGCCATTCCAAGCAAAACGCCACCAAGCTTGCTAGCCTCTTTATTTGTATCCGGGAATATATTTCCGGCAAAATCCGCAAAAGCATTTGCAAAGCCTATCAGTGCCGGCTTTAATATTTTAAATGCTTTCTTCATGTCATTAATAAAAGCGGTAGGATCTATGTTTCTTAAAATATTAGAAAAATTTTTCAAGGCGGCAGATCCATCTTTTTGAAATGCACTAAAAAATTTAAACGCTAATTCGGTCAAACCAGATTTTATAATTTTAATTTGAGCACCTAGAGAAGTTCTCATAACTGTAGCAATTTTTTCCATTGCCTTTTCGTCTTTCATTGCCTGCATAATGTCTTTTACTTTCCCTAAATTTTCAACAACATTAAGTGATCCCGCAATAGCACGTAATCCAAAAATTCCTTTGAAAATTCCAGCTTGTTTTACTGACGAAATACCTTTAGCTTTTTTACCGATTAAAGTGAAGATATCGGTTATAGATTTCATGTCTCCTTTCTTATTAACAAAATCTTTTGTTGTTAATGATAGCTGCCCTAAAGCATCATTAACTTCTGATGTAGGCGCAGCTAACCTAGTAAGTATATTCTTAAAAGCCGTCCCTGCTTTAGTACCCTTTATCCCTGCCCCCCCAAGTGCCGCAGTGGAGGCAATTAATTCTTTTTGGCTAATACGTACTTTAGTCGCTATTGGGGCCACTTCTTTTAACGTCTCAAACATATCTTCCAGGGTGACGTTAGCACGGTTTGTTGCTATTGCAAGTTGATTGTTCATAGTTTTGAGTGCCGCTATTTTTTTGGCAGATGTTAAAGAAGCATTGCCAAATGATCCAAGTAAATCCGATGATATATCTGCAACTCGCGCAAATTCCAAACCGGAAACAGTAGCAAGATCGGCTTGATTCTTCAACACCCCCATCGCCTCGCCAGATTTAAACCCAGCACGCGCAAAGAAATCAAGACCTTTCGCCATTTCTGCAGCTGTGAATTGTGTAGTCGCCCCCACGGCACGAGCTTTTTTCCGTAGCTGCTCCATTGCGGCCGCAGCTTTCGCCGAACCAACAGGTAAATCCTTAAATCGAGCCGTGGCCGCGACAATTGAATCATCAAATTCAATAAAATCGGTCGCAGCGGTGCGAACACCCATAGAAATTAAAGAAAGGCCTCTTTGAATTAATCCAGCAGTTAGAATGCCTTTAACAACAGATCCAAAATTGCCGCCAGCTCTACTTGCAGCCCGGAAAGCTCGTGTAGATTTTCCACCGAACTTATCCATAGCCTTCCCAAAGCCCAAGATTTTCCTTGTTAGTTTGTCTTTTCCAGTAAATGTTGTTCCAACTGCAAAATTGGGCATTATTTTTTTCCTGTTTTTTTTTCTATTTCATTTGCCTGTTTATCTTCGGCTTTTTTCATTTCTAGATGCCAACTATTCCAGTAAGTTAGGCGATAAAACTTCATTTTTTCCAAATCTAAAGGTTGGACTCCTCTCCCGAAAAGGTTTCCCATCATTTGATCAATTTTCGAGATTACACTAATAAAAAAATCAGCCCCAAGCTTTCAGCCGTAGACATATCGACACCACGTATTTTATGGAAAAATGTTTCTGGTAGACTCGACATGGCCGCACATAAAGCATATATTTTCTTATAGTTATGGTTGATTTTACAGTTTTTTTCCATTTCAACCTTTGCAGCTCCACACAATTCTTTATATTTGATTGTGTCAGCTTCGCCAAGAGGTTTTTTTAATTTTTGCGAGACTTCCAAGCCTTCCTCGGTTTCTCTAATTGTTACACGTCCTTTTCTTATTGCTTTTTCGACTTGCGCAATTGCCTGTTCAAGACTTTCTTTAGTTTCTTCTTTTGTTTCCTCTTCCGGATTAATCTCGTAATAATCCAAAAGGATGTTTAATTGATTTTTTGCTACTTCAAACGAAATAGGATCAACTTTCCCTTCTTTGTTAAATAAACTCACTCTTTTGCCCTCCGAATTTATATGTTATATTGTTATGGTGCTACAAATTCCACCCAATCTCCGATCGGAATCATTATGATAGTTGCTTTATTGCTTTCACTTTCATGGCCTTCAAAATTGATATGGCCGTCAGCACGATAAATAGAACCATCAGCGTAAGTAACCGACATAGGAAAAGCAGTAGTTAAAGAAGAATACCCCTTAAGAACCGTAACTTCTGCCGGATTAGCAGCCAAATCAACACCTTCACGAGTTGGTACTTTTTTCGTGATTTTTATCATATTTCTTGTGGAAGTTGGAATTCCTTCTTTTTCTTTGTTGTCATTGGCGGTAATATTAGCATCCGCCATCGCATCAAACGAAGTACCATTTAATTTTACGTTTCTTATTGTGCCTGCTACGTCTCCCATAGTTGAGCTCCTTTTTTTTAATTAAAAATATTATACAGAAATCGCAGTGTCAACTTCTGTCACAGTGTCCAAGATAACACCTTCACCGGACAATTGAGTCCGTAAAATACTATCAAAACCATTCCCCGCACCTCTGATAACTACTGAATCAGACTGTTTTAGCTTTTCAATAGTGAAGGCTGCCGAAAAGATCCAGGCTTTCGATTCAAAAAGAGTTGCAAGGGAAACTAAGTCATCTTTAACCGTTTCGATGTCTTTGGCTTCAAGACGACTATTTACGTCTGTAACTTTGCTAACATCTGCGACAATCGAGAAATCTTTCCAAGTATCGCGAGAAAAATTTGCCTTGACTGCATTCATGATGTTTTGCAATATAGATATATTTCTCATTGATCTGTAAGCATTGCTGTTAACAGCCACACTGGCAGGACGATAAAAAGTCACTATAACCTGCAGCTTAACAACACCATTAACAACATCTGTCGGACTTATTCCTGATTTGGCTGCCAAATCGCGGCCCAATGTATAAGCGTTTGTCCATCGATCGGCCAAAGCACCAGGATCAATACTGCCCATTGATTCGCCATTATAACCGGCTTGTGCCAAAATGTTATTTTTCTTCGCCATAATACCCACAGCGAAAGCCGCAATTTCTGACGGATGAGATGCGGATCCCGGAACAGCGATAATTCCGTTAGCTCGGTCTTCAAGCCTAACATCACTTATTGCAATCAATGCCGTTAAACCGGCAGTTTCTGCCACTATATCGCCAGTTAACGCCGTAAAAGGTCTTGCAACTATTTTTTTGTAAAGTCCGACAAAATCATTCCCTTCACCAACATATGCAGATATCGCGTCAAAAGTCCCCGAATCTTGCAAATAAGAATGGACCATGCGAGTGAAAAATTTTTCGTTCGCCGCATCATCTGTCCCGAGCGCATCCAAGGCCGTTTGTATATCTGGCGTTCCCAGACCGCCACTCATTGCAACAATTGTTGCAGAAGTTATTCCGGTTGGCAACGCGTCGTCTTCTTTAATATTCAGCTTGATAGTTGTTTCGTTTCCAAAAGTTGATTGATCTTTAGCTGTAATCGTTACGACAGCAAGAGCTGCAACAGCAGTTACAGGTAATTCTTTAATTGCATTTATTGCCGCAGCCGTTTTGGTCGCCAAAGCTTCATCGTCATCACCAGAAGCGATAACAACATCAACAGAAAGACCAGCAATATAGAGCTTAATCGTACCGGCAGAAGCACTTGTTGCCACGTATGTAATTGTTCCGGTAGCCGAAGCGGGAGTCCCAGCCTCATCTTGCGGAATCATCCACACTTCAACATCACCATCGCTTCCTTCAAACACACGTTCTGCCATTCTATGCAGAGGAAAACCAAAGCCGGTTAAATCACCAACTTGCTCCGGAGAAAAAACCTGCATTAATGTATCAGCAACAATTGCCGTTTTCAATGGATCAAAAGTACCAACAATTATTATTTTCTGCGCAAGAACATTTGCAGAAACCTGAAAACTTGTATTTCTAATCCCAGCACCCACTGCGGGAGCAATACTATTTGCATTTATAGACATTTAAGTCCTCCTCTTAATTTACTTGTGTTACACCTTGTTTTGCGTTATCGTCGCCAACTAACTCCATTGTTGTATCGTTTGTTGTTCCATCTGTACCGACAAGACCACCAACTTGTTCTGCCGCCTTGGCGGTCAACAACATTGTTGCCGTTAAGACTACCAATTCGCCCTTGGGCGTGGGGTCGCCTTTTTGTATTTGATCAATCCATTTTTGACTAAAATTTTTCGAAGGGAATGCAAGATCAAGATTCTCTCCATTCATTAATATCTGGTAAACTATTTCAATTAATTCATCCATTGAATCATCAACTCGATCGGAAGCCAATGAAATCGCAGCCAAGGCTGCAATTTTTTCACTTGCCGTCGCAGTATCACTATTCAATATAGCCAAATCAACCTTTGCTGCTTCTGAAATACTCAATTCTATTCTATAAGTTATATGATGTTGTGTTGGACCACTCTGGCGACCAACTCCAAGGGGAAAATTACCGACAGAATAATAAACCTGAACATATCTATTTTCATTTTTAATCGCTTTTGCGTCTTTAGTTTGTTTTTGAGCACCTATGGTTGTATAACGTCCGACGGCATTATTGTTTAATATTTGTATAATTGCTTTTTTACCAGATCTAAAATTCATCATGATTGTTCTACCGCCTGTAAATATAGGGTAATAAACCCTATTGATCTGTCTATATTTGGGCCTCTATCGGGTGTAAACACATAATCTTCAAATTCAGAAACATCAATATCAGGATCCGGACGAGGTGGTATTTTAACTAACCAATTTTCACCCTCAGCTGGAATCCTATCCAGACTAGACAGGCGAAGAACAACATTCGGTGTTTGCACCACAATATCTTCGCCTGTGTCTGGAACTGTTTCCACGGTAATGTAATTGACTTGGCCGACAAGTGTTTCTGTTGTCCCTTTTTTCTTGTCTTGTTTGACCGAATCTGGTCCTATTAATATGACAGGGAGCCCCCACACACCTTCAAGCGTTTTACTTAAATTGGCCTCAACACGTTTCCGCAGATTAGTTGGCATATTTTATTTCTTGTTTCCTCCGATGTTTGCATTTCCACCAGGAATATTATCCGGCGTTGTTGCCGGTTTTTTTTCTGGTTTAATCGCTGGTCTGTTTTGAAGCGCAATTTTTTCTGATTCTTTTTTGTTTTGCAATTTAACTCGCGCTGCAGATCGTTTTTTTGCATCTTCCTTTGCTTTTTGATTGTTTCTTTCACTGATTTTTAATTTTTCCTTTGCGTTATCAATGATTTTTGAATCAGGAGCTAAGTGACTCGGAACTTTATTCGCATATTTACCACGACCTGAATATACAGTAACATTGCTCGGTAAGACTACTTGTGACATAACAAATCCCCTTTTAATTATTTTTTATCGGCCAACTCCGCCGAAAAATCCTTTTTTTGGTTTTGCGCCGCCCTCGGAATCAGCCGCTATTTCATCAATCAACTTTTTAAGCTCTTCAACGCGAAGAGCAAGAACTGCGTTTTCTTTTTCAAGCTCCTTGACCTTTTTTTCGGACTTATTCTCTGAAATTTTTGCTTCGGCTTTATCTTTTGCAAGTATCACATCTTTAAGCTGATCTTGAAGCTCGTTTATTTTTTTTCTTAATGATTCATTTTCAGAATTTACTTTAGCCGAAGCTAAAGTCGGAACCTCACCAATTGCACCATTTTTCTTCAAATATGCAACTGTTTCTTTTGGCAAATCTTTCGGGATTGGTTCGCCATAATTAAGAAATTCACCGTTTTTTAATTTTAAAACACCTTCGCCAATAAAACATGCCATAAATACCTTCCTTTTAGAGGTATACACCGTATACCTCTAATTGTTTTTTATTTTAAATTATGTTACCAAACCGTCGAGGACAACAACGCCATCCGTAACAGTAGTTGCGAAAATTGGAGCCGATTGCGTACGAATTGAAAGTTTCTTTTTGTCTGCTGTTCTGTACGCATCGGTATAAAACATTTCAGGACGAATAACGTCGCCTGCAGCCCTAACTTTAGGCGGCATCGGTGAAGCAGCAAGATTTAAACCAAAAAGGCTCTGATACTCTGCAATTTCTGCAGGGGTAAACGGCAATCTTTCGCGAGGACCAAAATATCTGTCCATTCTAGCCATTGCAACCGAAGTTATAACCGCTTTGGTCTCCGGCATATATTTAACCGGATTGCCAGAAGAATTTGTATAAACATCTACATACGTAAACATCCACAATTCGTAGCCTTTGGGCGTTCTCAATCGTCCACGAGGGACCCAACCACCGGCAATCTGCTTGGCGAATTTTGCGGGAACAGGATTCTTGTCAGATATTTCAATCAATTCAAAACGTCTATTGTCGGCTTTTTCTTTCACATCAGGATCTGCGAGAAAAGCATCCATCGCATTTCCACCGATACCCATAAAATCCGGCATCACTTTGCCTTGAGTACGAGCACGATCACAAGCCGTGTCAATATCTGCCATAATTGTTGCGCTAGTTTGATTCCATCCAATTGTTACAGTTATAGTATTTCCAGCGCTTCGCTGAAAATTATACTGTAAATTAGTATCAGAGGTGCCAATAATAGCATCTTGTTTCCCGGTCATTAAGGACTGAACAGCGAGAACTTCAAACATGCGAATTGTGCGCCGCATGTTTTCTGTGTGTTTATCTCGTGCCAATATTCTCAATCTTGATTGCTGAGTTGCTTGTTGGTAAGGATTCTCTCCGGCAACTCTATCAATTAATTGTTCAGCAGATAAGTCGCCCTCTTCCTCAGAAAGGGGAAACTTTCTCGAAAAAGACGTATAATTTTGATCTGAAACGTTCTTTTGCAAACTTCCTAGTGAACGAGACACAGTGCCTCTCGGGATCAAAGCGGCGATTTTTTCATTGCCTCGAATAATGTCGATATCGACAATGTTCTTATCCGGAGAAAAAAACGTCTTTCCTCCATTTGCTGGATTTCCAAAAAAACTCAAAAACCCTGTTGACACAGAAATCAAATCCCTTTCATCATACATTTCCGCCATGAATCGGGAAAAGGGATCCGCTGCATTTGGTGTTAAGAAATTCATATTTTTACCATCCTTTTTTTTATTTTATGCGTTTTCTGGCGAACTTATCGCAACAGTTTCTTCAACAAAAATTCCACGATTCGCAAGATGATCCTTAACTGTCCTTAAATCGGTTGTTCCAACCGTTATAACCGTATCAAGAGTCGTCGCCCCTTCATCCAATATAAGTTGCGCCTCGTCAATAATTCCATCTCCGATCAAAATTGTCGGCGCAATAACATCTCCAGCGACTAAGTCGGCGGCAGCAATTTCTGGACCCAAATAAATACCTTGCGGTATTGCGCCCCCATCAACTGCTGTTTCATCAGTAAATGGTACCCATTTCTGAGAAGCGGCGACTTTGGCCATTACCGTAAACGGCGCCAAAACAGCCGTTCTGCCAGCATCCTGCAATATTGTTTCATTATTCCGAATTAAAGAATCCCCCGACAGAATAAACGGTTTGTTTATATTATTAGTTCTTGATTGTACGCTCATCTAATTCCTCCGATTTTATTTTTTCGTCTTTATTTCTCGATACCGAGAACTTTTTTGTCGTGCTTTAAGGTTTCTTGAAATTCAGCTTCATCACCTTTGGCGAGATTTTGATTCTGACCAGGAGTCTCGACCTGTTTGCCAGTTTCGTCTTTTGCATCTTTAGATGCATTATTTTCCAGATTAACATCCAGAACTGCAGCAGCGCCTTCAACAGCATCAATAGATGATTCGCCTTTCAGTGCCTTTAATACCAGATTTTGGAAGCTTTTTGACTTGTAATTTTCGTTTCCCAAATATTTAGAACATTTTTCAATGTGCTCTTTTGATTCTTTTTTACCTTCTGCTTTCCCTTCTGCAAATTTATCGGATAATTCTTTTTGTATTTCTACAGCAGCACCGGGGTTTTTTTCTAACAATTCTTTAAGTGGCATAATTTTGCCCTCCAGTTTATTTTTTTCTCCCGATTGTTTTTTTGGGGAGCTATCTTCTATCGCAGCAACAGCTCCATGAGCCAGTTGGTTTTGCGAAAAAAAATCTTCGTCTTTGTCGTTTGTTGATTCTGGAATACTATCAACATTAAATTTAACAACTCTATCAATCATACCAACACTAATCGCATCCTCTTTTTTTTCGTCTGGATCTTGCGCGATCAACAGACCACCTTCACCAAAATTTTTAATAACTTCATGCGGTGATTTTTTTCGACCCTCAGCGACGCGTTTGATAAATACACGCTCAATTGCGTCAACACGGTCCTGCAAGACATCTCTTCCTTCTTTTTTGGCTACATTTGGAGCTTTTTTAGGCGCATTTTTTGAAACGATTTTAACAATCTTGACGCCATATTCTTCATAAGCTTTCGAATAATCAACTACAGTTATAATTACACCGATACTTCCGGTTTCAGAAACGGCAGAAGTTGCGTTTATTTCGCGGGCTATAGATGAAATCCAATATGCCGCAGAAGCCATCAAACCATGATTTTCGGCGATAACTTTCTTTTTTTTGCTTAAGGATTGGAGTGCTTGATAAACTTCGTCAACGCCTGTAACCTCGCCGCCAGGAGAATCGACAGCAAGTTTAACTATGTCAATTTCTTCCATTTCGCTAACAATTTTTATTGATTCTAAAATCTGATTATACCCAGTTCCAGCATAACCAAAATATCTATCTAACCACGAGGGCCCACTCCGGGTCAGTACCCCTTCTATTTTGATTGTAGCGGTTGAGCCGTCAAGGCTCAAGATCTCAGGTAATGGCTTTGCTCCGAACGCTTGCTCGGCCGCGGCGACTTGGTCAGCTGTTGCGTTTTCCGTCCGGGACTGATAGTCGATTATAAACGACTTTTCAGCGGCCCAGATTTTTTTATGCATCTATTAATATTAATTTATAATAAAAAAATCTCCTTGTCAAGTTTTTTTAGTTTTTTTAAAATTAAAATTCTGCAAAATTAAACCTAACTTCAATGTCAATCGGCACCCCATTTGTATTGTTTAATTCCAGCAAATACTTAACAGTATTATTTAAGATAATAGGATAATCTTCTCTATTTTCTCCGCCTCCGGTTATAAATGCCTGAGATGAGCTTCCAGTTATATATTCAAACTTCATTGTCCCTTTGTTTGATCCTGTCGGGTCAATTTTGCACGTCATTTGATTTACGTTTGAACTTAATCCGTTTCTGTTGTTAACGATTGCGTCAGTCCCGCCGGAATAATCACCACCGATCCAAATCTTCGCGTCAGATTCCCCTCCCCTCGCCAAAAACGAAAGAGGATATGCAACAACCTTGCCTTCAAATGTTGGCAAATCGGGCACCAAGACGGTTGGATCACAATTTATATATCTACTACTTGATGCACCAATAGTAAATATTTGTTGAACAGTAAAGAGCTTTCCTCGTAATATTAATTCTGTTGTATCTGGAATACAAACGAGTTTTTTCTTATCAAAAGATAAAGTACTTGCAATTGCGTTTCCGTTTCCGATGAACATAAGACACTCCTTTAATTAAAGTGTAATGCTGTTAATGCTAATCCAGGTGCTCCAATTGTTTCTAACGGGTGGCCAATTTCCATAAAATGTTTGTCTGTAGAAAATGGCGGAGTTGGCGACGCTTCCGCAACAGCAAGTCCCGCAGCTACACCGTCAGCAGTTTGTGGTGATCGCGCAAAAGTACCACGAGAAACAACTGTGCCGTATAACACGGCAACTTTTCCTGAAATAACAGCCCACATCAAATTCCCATCAGATATTCCTGCATCCAATATAATACCAAGCGGGTCAGGAACATCAATACGCATCAATGATACTGAATTATCTATAGTCATTCCGGCTTCAACAATTTTTCCCTTAACGGAAGTTTCACCTGTTTTATTGATCACCAAAACAGCTAATCCTCCGTTAATCGTAAATTTCATGTTGGCTGTTAATGTATTCCAGCCAGGGATTCCGTTTCCGATAAACATATTAGCCTCACAAATCAGCGCGAATCTTGCCATCAACTCCGCGTGCCCATAAATAAACATCAATTGCCGCAACAGCCGAAATAGGTGCGGATATCTCACCATTAACAAATATAGGGACGCCTTCGGTCTCAAGTGTGGGTACCGGGTTTCCGGCCATTCTATACGTCATTAAATATGATGCTGTTTTTATAATTCTCCATAACTGGCCTGTTGTAACATTTGTTGCGACAGGCACCCAACTACCTTTAACTACCGGAATTAAAACTGGATCTGCCATAATAAACTCCTTATTGCCCTATAGGGCTAATTTTTGTCAAACTATTATAATTAACTGTTCCTAGTCCAGAATCAATCTGAACATATTCAGTTTTTGAATTCGGGAAATCAAAACGGTAAAATGTATCAGCATCCATGCCTTCCGTATCGACAAGGTCTTGTTCCCAGTGACCGGCCGTATCTGGCGTAATATATATCCTTTCTCCGCAGATTTGATAATCCGTATCATATGACACAGTACCACGACACAAAATCGCAGAAATTACATCTGTACACGGAGTTCCGTCCGGTTTGAACTGGTCACCAATAACGGTCGTGGGCGTAGGTGCCATCAATCCTTCCTCATTTCAAGCTCATCGGCAACGGCTTCCGCTATTTCTTGAGCTGACGCGTTTTTGTTTTTTGTTTTATTTTTAGGATTCTTTTCTTCTTTTTCTTCCTCATTATTATTGTTTGCTCCGGACCCGCTCTGCCATGGTGCAAGGGGTAATTCCTGAAATTCTCGCGTTAATTTTGATCTGTTTGCCTTTCCATTGGAACCGTTCAAATTTCTGGCAACGCGATCAAGTGTTTGTGCTCCCATATCGACATATTCTTTGTCGGCCTTTGCAGTCCGCATAGGATCAATATTCGGCATCGGAGAGCCAAGCCAACGAGTTGATAACCAGGCTTTCCTCAATACTGGGTCCTGCCATCCGGGAGCCAATATACGAGCAGCAGCGATTTCTTCCGCAAGCCACATTTCGTAAACAGGATTAAGCAAATCGGCTTCTATTTCTGCCCTCCAAATTTGAGCCACACGCCAAAATAAGATCAATGACGCCCGGGAAGCAGAATAATTCTGATTGAATTTCATCAACATTACTTCGATCGGCATTGACAAAGACGCCGATAAAAAAGAACAAAACGAATTAACAAAACTATCATAACTCTCAGAAGGTGCTGTTGCCTTGAATGGTGCCAGATCTTCACCTTCCGCTAAATTAAAGACTGCGGTGCTGCCGGGAGTGTCGATTGTTGCTTCCGGCATTCTATAGCAAGAAACCGGATTAACATTTGCGGCTTCTTGGCTTGGTGCGGGAGTAGAACCAAATTGTTCAACCACAGGCGAAGCTCCGGCCTCGGTCAAAACCCCTTCAAATGGATTTGATGACGGATTATCTTTGCTTGGCTTTACATACATCGTGATCGCCGATTGATTTATTGCTTTTTTTACCTGGGAAATAGAAAAATCAGTTATATTTTCGAATTCCTGCAGCGCGTGTGCTAATCTGCTATAGCCACGCCCTTGCCCGACGTAATCCGGCATAAACCCGTGTAGCATAAATATTCGTTTAGATTTTGAACCAATTCTCGGTATAGTTTCAAATCGATATGGATCTTGATTGTCTCCGTATTGTTGCATCCAGACTTTATATGATGTTTCGCGACCTCGACCGTCTCTATTAATTCCGTCTCTTTGGCTATATTGCGTATAAGTAGAGGTGAATGCATATCCCCGGATTTGATTTGCGTCAATACCAGAAAATTGTAACGGATTAATAAGCCTTTGATTAGCTGAATAATAAAGGCGAGTGAACATATCATTGTCGCGTTGTTGTCCCTGGGAATATAATCTTTGATATTGATAAAATGTCATTAATTCAGGTCGATGCTGTTCTTTTGCTTTGCACCAAAGATCAAAACGTGCGTCAACCTCTTCACGCCACTCTTCAAGTTCTTTTGGTCCTTTTTTTAATATTTTTGAATCCGGAGTTGATTCTAATTTTAAACCAATATCGACAACAGTATCAGCATATCTATCAACGAGCGCTTTGGCTTGGGGAGTGTCTTGATATGCATCCCTCGCGTTTTGGCGCAGTGTGAAATGATCAAATACGCGAGTATTACCGGATGCGGAAAGTCCATAAGAATATTTTGCGCCTCCTGATCTGCCCCCATATCCCCCGTAGCCACCATATCCTGGTGCATAGGCGGTTTTTTTTTCTGTTTTAAATTTTGATGAGAAAAGAGAAACAAATTCTTTTATTTTTTTGGTTATTTTCATAAAAAATTAACACCGGCGATTCGGAGGATATCCAAAACCAGTATATTTTTTTCTCCTTAGATTCAAATTAATAAGACTTGTCCCGTTTAATTTGCCATATGCCCACTCAATGCGAGAATCGCACCATTCAACGGCTTTTTGCATTTCTTCAAAACTTTTATATTTTGTAACTTGGCGAGCTTCACCACTATCAAAAGTATAACTCTCTATCTCAAGGCTTCCGCTTAATAAAGCAGCTTCGATCGCAGTTTTTATTTCTTCATACTTGTTAATGCTGTCAATTAATCTTTGTTTTCTGGACGCTGATAAACAACTCATTATAACTCCTGAAAAGTTGACCTTTAAATTATTATAATTATAATATTTTCTATAGTCAACAAAAAAGGAAAAAAAATGCCGGAAAAAAACAATGAATTAACTACTCAGACTGTAACCGATATGAAAACAACACTTAATGAAATATTAACCCTCCTAAAGGGTCCCCTTGACGATCCAAAGAAAAGCGGATTGGTTGGTACCGTTAACGATAACGTATCCCGGATTGACGATCTGGAAAAAAAACCGGAGCGAAGACGAAAAGATATAAAATGGTATATTTTAATAATTACTGTAATTTTGAGTTTTTTTAAAAACTATATTTTTGAACTCATTAAATGGATAGGAGAAAAAATATAATGATAGTAATCTTAGATAATGGTCACGGCGAAGACACTGCCGGCAAGCGCTCGCCCGTTTTTGATGGCGAGCAATTGTTCGAGTATGAATTTAATCGAGATATTGTTCGAAGAATAACCAATTTCATCGATTTCTTTAATATGGGGTGCCCATCATCAGGTATTGATTATCATCTTTTAGTCCCAGAAATAAAAGATATCTACTGGAAAGATCGCATAAGGCGCGCCAACCAATTTTGTCGAAAAAATAAAGATTCGTGGGTGCTTTCCATCCATGCAAACGCTGGAGGGGGCACAGGATGGGAGGGATGGACTTCACGCGGTCAAACACGTTCTGATAAGTATTGCGAAATTTTCTACAATAATGCGGAAAAATCCTTCGAGGGGTGGCCCATTCGAAAAGATATAACCGACGGCGATAAAGACAAAGAAGCTGGTTTTTTTATGTTAAAACATACAACTTGCCCTTCCGTTTTGACCGAAAGTTTCTTTATGGATACAAAAAAAGATTTTGATTATATAACATCAGAAGATGGTCGCGACAATATAGCGCAATTGCACGTTGAAGCAATCTTGGAGATTTACAAAAAATATTATAATGGATAATAAAAAAGGCTTTTTTGAGGACAAAAATGGCCGGTCCATGGGCCGATTAATATCGTTTCTGCTCGCTATCGACGGAATCATACTCGGAGGCGCTATTATTTTTCTCAACAGGCCGAAATTTATAAATTTGGTTCTTGGTATTATTGCAATGTCCGTATGTGGCAAAGCAGGCGTTGTTATCGCATCAAAAATTTTTGGATTTTTCAATGGTAAAAAAAAATGACAAAGATTCCTGAAATAATTGAAAAAATAATAAAATATGGGATTGCCATTGCGGTATTGGTACTGTTGTTCAAAGTTTATAGCACCGGCAAGAAATATTTAAATTTTCGACAAAAAACCGAAACTGGACAGACCAAAGCCGAAATACTCAAAGAATTTTCGGAAAAACGCAAAGAACTGGATAAAATGACGCCCAAACAGTGGCAAAAATACTTAAACGACACGATCAGGAGAAATCGATGAAAAAATTATTTTTTATAATAGCATTATTTTTTGTTTTTATTTCGGTATCGGCTTTTGCCGACGAAAAAAATCTAAACGATGAAAATTTAACTGTTTTTTTGGACAAAGGTTTTAATTTTTTAGTGCCCGAGAAGGGTTTTTTTATCCCGCTCCAGTATATGTCCATTATCACCAGATTGCCCGCAAATTTTATTGATATGACTCTCGATAATCATATCAACAAATTGCAAAAACAGCTAAATCAAACCCGATTTTGGTCAGATTTCTGGTTTATTACGTCCTGCGTGTCCGGCGCCATCGTTCTCGGCGCTGCTATATATATAGTATTAGACTGGGCAATTAATCATCGTGCGATGATTTTGCCTCTCTCCTGTCGATTTTAAACATTTGTATAGTGCTTTTTCTGCGTTTTTGCAAGATTTTTGTAAAAAAATTGCATTTTTTTTGCTTTTTTTTTGTAAAAAGCTTGACAAAAGTTTGTAAATGGAGTATATATACATTATAAGACAAATTAAATCACCACAAGGAGAGCAAAAATGGAAAATTTAAAAATTAACGAAATTAAAAAAAACAATTACAAATTAACAAAAGAACAAGTTAAGTTTTTTGCTGAAAATTGGCTGTCAGGACTTACTGGAAAATCATATTTAATAAAACATGTAGGAAAGAAAAATATTAATAAAATTGAAAAAATTTTAAATATAGAAATGACAATTCCTGAAACATTAGGAAATATGGGTAAAATTTCTAAAAAAACAATAGAAGTGATATATCAATTAGGATTATAAATATGATATTATTTGATTTTTTGTTAAAAAATGGCAGATTATGGGAAAAATATAACCATAAAAGAATTTATCTTCCCCATAGTTTTATAAATATGATGGCAGGATATGAGATTGAAACTTATAATTCAGGAAATATCTCTCAAGCGAAATATAAAGGTGAAAAAATATCAAATAAAAAAGCGAAAAATAATTGTGCAGGCTCTATAGAAGATTTTTATTATGATGCGAAAGAGGATAAATTTTATCATAAATTTAATGGCTCTCAAAGTTATGTTTTTGAAGATGCTATAAAAAATATCCGGTTTAAATATGAAAATTAAAATAAATAAAAATGTTTATGATGCATCTATAGAACGAATTAATTTCGTTTTTGATGAATTTGAGAAGATTTATTTATCTTTTTCCGGAGGTAAAGATTCGTCTGTCATGATGCATCTTGTTTGCGAAATAGCACGAGAAAGAAGAAAAAAAATAACGATTCTGTTTATTGATATGGAAGCGCAATATAAACTAACAATTCAGCACATTATTGAAATGACAAAACACTATTCAGATATTTGCGAATTTCATCATATATGTTTACCAATAATATTACGTAATGCTGTTTCTGTTTATAATCCACGGTGGATTTGTTGGGATAAAAAAAAACGATCAGCATGGGTTAGAGATTTACCTGTGGAATCAATTAATGATTGTAAATATTTTGGCTTTTTTAATCAAGGGATGGAGTTTGAAGAATTTGTAATTGAATATGCTAAATGGATTTCTAATGAAAAAAAAACTGCATGTTTTGTAGGAATTAGATCGGATGAAAGTTTAAATCGATATAGAGCAATCAAAAATGATAAAAAAGAAATGTATAAACAAAAAAAATATACAACACGTATAAAAAATAGTTTCGTATATAATATTTATCCTATATACGATTGGAGAACAAAAGATATTTGGATATATAATGGTAAATTTAAAAAATCATATAATAAATTATATGATTTAATGCAGCAGGCAGGTCTTAGCATTCATCAACAGAGAATTTGCCAACCTTACGGCGATGATCAAAGAAAAGGCCTATGGTTGTTTCAAATAATAGAACCTGATACATGGTGCAAGGTTGTGGCTAGAGTTTCGGGGGCTAATAGCGGAAAAGAATTTGTAAAAATAAATGGGTCAGTTAGCGGACAAATAAAAATAACAAAACCTGATGATAAAAAATGGAAAGATTTTGCAAATATATTATTATCAAGTATGCCTAAAAAATCAAAAGAACATTATGAAAATAAAATTTTCACTTTTCTTAAATGGTATGACCAGAGAGGTTTTCCTGGGGATATACCAGACGAAAATAAAACAGGAATAGAAGATAAAAAAAGTCCTTCGTGGAAAAGAATTTGTAAAATGTTGTTGCGTAATGATTACTGGGGAAAAACATTATCTTTTTCACAAACTAAAACTGGTTATTTTTATCAGAAATATATGGAGAGAAAAAAAATAGAAAAACAAAAAACGATTTCTAATAAAAAAATATGGGGAGAAAAATGGTTTTAGAATGGACGAAAAAACATCCGGTATCAAATGTCATATGGATTGATTCAAATTTAATTTTTGCTAATGATTATAATCCTAATAAAGTGGCTCCTCCTGAAATGAAACTACTTGAAAGATCAATAGAAGCCGATGGATTCACACAGCCTATAGTTGTTTGGAAAGTTGAATATGGTTATGAAGTAATAGATGGTTTTCATAGGCATATCGTTGGAAAAAAAATGAATCTGTCACATTTGCCTGTAGTAGTTGTTAACAAAGAATCAACAGAAAGAAATGATCGTATTGCCTCCACAATTAGGCATAATCGTGCGAGAGGAAAACATCAAATATCTGCCATGTCTGATATAGTTGTTGAGTTATCAAAAAAAAATTGGAATGACAAAAAAATAGCGAAAGAACTTGGCATGGATCAAGACGAAGTTTTGAGGCTTAAACAAATTACGGGTTTAGCGGAATTATTTAAGAATGAAGAATTTTCGGAGGCTTGGGAATAAATAATTTCGAAACCGGGTCTTCCCGGTCTGTCAGGATTTGTCGCCCGGCACTGATGAGATAGACTAATATAAAACACAAGGAGAGCAAAATGGCTAAAAAAAAGACAAAGAAAAAATCAGTAAAATCAACAAAGAAAAAATCAACAAGAAAGTACATTATTTTTGATAACATTGTCCCTGTTGTTTTTGGAATGGGAATGGAACACGATCAAATTAAAGCTGGAAAGCGAAAACCTACCAGTGCGGGATATTGTGAATTGATCGAAGGAAAATTCCATCCTTACGGCAGAAGCAATTCTCTGGATTTAGATATGGGAGAATACGACGAACATATTTTAAATATATAATGACAAAATAACAGGGCAACTCACGGACTCATATTATATATCCACAATATGAGTTGCCTTGTGGTGAGGCGCCCCCGGGGAAACCCGGGGGCAATTAAAAAAGGAGAGTTTATGCGAGCAACATTAAATATTGATGAAAAATTATGGTTAGATTGGCGCCAATGGTGCCAGATTAACAAAAAAAATATTCACGGCGAGACCGAGGCGTTAATTAGAACTTTTTTAATAAAGGACGAAAAACAAAATAATGAAAACAATTAAAAATTTTGGCGAAAAAATAACCGCAGACGATGTTGTGGGACGATCCGTGCAGAACAAAAACGATTTAATTTATTTAATAAAGAAATTTTTCTTAAATAACAATGGATCTGTACCTCGGGCCTGTGAACTCGACAAACTATCGAAATATGCTCTTCAAAAAATTTGGCAAAAAAATAAGCCGGAAAAATTTATGGCGGAGGATTCAAATGCAAGAAAGCCTGCAAAAAAACGATGACACCGGCGAATCAACCAAAATATCTAAAATCACAGATCCAGCCTATCTCCTTCAAAAATGGGAATTAAGCCTCGAATTAGTGGTACAAAATCGATACCATTACGCCGACACTTTGATCGCCTATCAGAAAGAACTCGCAAAACAGATTGATATTTCTTATGAAAAATCCATTGACCAAATAAAAGGACTCCCGGAAATTTTACACCTAAAAAAAAAACTTCTCGGCTTCGAGACGGCCATAAGGGCCGGAGAGCTGAAAATTAAATTATTGGAGGCAAAGTATGAATCAATCAAAACAAGGTAATCAAATTGTTACAAAACCCAAGGCTTACAAAGAGATGATCCCATCGGAAAAATTAAATTTTAAAAGAGAAATGAATCCATTGCTGGAAATAATGAATAATTTATCTGGAATTATGCAAGTTCACACTTTAGCAAACTGGAAGCAATTCAGAGACTTCCATAAACGAGGCTATATGCTTTTTGATTGGGCTGATTGGGCGGATGAAGAACTTGAAAATTATGACCGGAAGACTCTTTTAATTGGGAAAAAAGAAGGCGTTAGTTGTTATATGGTGAGTTTTGATGCGGGGGAATATAAATAAAACCATATGACTTTAAAAGATTTAGAAAAAAATGCTAATAGTAACAACATTCCTCTGGTTTTTGATGCTATCAATCAAGAAAAAAATAAAAATAATCCTATTTCATCAGAATATAATACTATAGATTTGTATGTATTTCGACGAAACGAAAAACAATTAAAAGAGTGGATCCGGCACAACATACCAGTCAGTGTAAAGGTTAACTTATATGTTGTGATGGATCCAATAAACTGTGAATCAGGAAATGATGAAATGGTAAAATTGATTGAATATAAAAACATGAAAGAAGCATATATACCGGATGAAAAATACTAACATATCAGAATCTGAAATAAAGAAAATGCAGCTTGATAAGTTATTGTATGGGGATGACTTTTGTATAAAAATAAACGGCAAATGGAAGAGATTAGACCCAAATAAATTGCGCTCTAAAAAACATGTATTTAAAATGTATAATGATGAAATGCCTCAAGACGAATTGATTTCATTAGCACAAAAAAGAACTAAAACAAACATTTATAAATCAAAAACAATGGGGCCAACTCTCAGAACAGATTACGGAACTGGAAAAATCTTTCAGCCAGGTACAAGGCCGCCTGTTTGCGGAGGTTACCCTTTAATTTGTAACAAGCAAACAGGCCATTCTAATAGATATTGCATGAAAAAAAAATATTGTAAATTTAAAACTTAAGGAGATCCCACAAAATGAATGAATATTTAATAGACAAAGTTTTTGATACAGTAATTGCCTTAACCGAAATGAAATTAAAAGTTTGCGAGAACTTAGATATAGTAAATTTCGCATCAGAATTGGCGGATAAGTTAATAAATATAGCTTTGCCGCAACCGGTGGTCGAGACCATCACCGGAACATGCAAAATAAAATTAAACCATGAACTCGCGGATGAAATTACAGAAAATCTTGGATTAGGTCAAGTCTTCATCAAAGATGAAGTAAAAAAATCTATTTTTCATGTTTTAAAAAAATATACAGTTACGGAGGCTTTTTGAAGGTAAAAATAAGCTTTAATGGAAAATTACAAGTTTTCCGAAAAACCGATTATAAAACCCAGGTTTGTGTGAAACAACAAGATACGAAATTAACATTATGCGGAGATCTTTGTCCTTTGTTTGAAGAACCAAAGCCATTATATGTTTCTTCTGTTGGGGATGACGATATTGGCACAGGCATAAAAACTTGTTTCGGAGTGTTAGAAATAGAAGACGGATTTATTGACGAACGACCTACGGAGCCTTTATCGCCCGACGCTGAGTCTTTACCTTCAATATCTGAATAATAGTCCTTTTGGAAATCCTGGCAATATCGTCATCCCGTGCACCATTCTTTTTGGCTTTGACGCGAGCCATCATCACCTGATTATCAATCCAAACATCCGCCGCGCATTGACAATATACACGACAGTCAAGCGCTTCATTTCGGCGCCCCCCATCATGGAATGATCCGTCCCGGTGTTTTTCTTCCGCAGTAAGCATTTTGAAATATTTCTCGCCGTAATCAACCGGAAAATCACAAAATCCCGGCTTTTGCGGCTCAACCGGCTGGCGCGCAATTTTTAAATTATTATATATCAAGGTTTTATAATAGTTTGTTGCTATTTCATAAATCATCTGATCTTCGCCAACTTTCGCATACCGGTACCGCCGGAAATTCGACGTTGTCACTTCATCGCCTTTTTCTTTTTTCCTGGTTTTTAAATTCCCGAAACCCTTACTTGGAAATGTCGCCCCGATACGCGCGCAGAATCTATATACAATATCAGTAAAGTTTCCATCACCAGAATCGATAAAAACAATTGAAACTGGAAACTCGTAACCATCCGCCCGCTTAAATCTCAGCTTTGTCTTGTGGATAAAATCATATAGCTTTTCCCAAGCCCCGGAATATTCATTATCAATTGACCCTTCAATCCGCTCATATGTAATCCCCCAGCTCCGATAACCTCCACCCATTCCCATAACTTCGAATTCGATTCTTGCAGGGTTTTGTTTGTCTTTTTCGGATCCTTGCTGCACATCGACCCCCATCGTCAAATATAAAACTCCATCCGGCACTGTTTTAATTTTGTACCCTCCGCGTAATTCTATAACTTTTTGAAGATCCGGCCTGGCACCGGTCTCCTTATACGGCAAGCCTCTATATAAGTTCGTAAACGACCGCATTCCATCCGGTTCTTCCTGGGCTTTTTCATACGCTTCCCAGAATTCTCGCCAGCTCAACATTCCTATCGGTGACAATAGCGATGGAGAATGATAAGACCTGATTCGAGGGTTTCTTATTTCTGCTGTTGGTCGCCATTCGCCTGATCTGAGCAATTCTGTTTTTTGGTGATTAAATATTGCATCGTGACAGAAATCACATAAATAATAGGCATCAATAAGTATTCCGGCTTTTTTTTCTGGTCTTAATCGTTCAAAAAATAAAAATTGATATTTCCCACACATTGGGCATTTTATAAAAAATTTTCTTTGGTCGCCTAATTCATATGCCGGAAAAACCACACTCTCGTCAAATGTCGTAGGCGTTGAAAAATCAAAAACCTTCCTCCGGTCTCCCCAAGCGTTGGTTCTTACGTATGAGACGTCCAGCCAGGATCCTTCGCCGGTTTTAAGCAGTTTCGGCGCACCGTCGATTTCGTCCCGGATAAGTATTCGTTTGTCTGTTGATCTTAGACTCGCCGCGGATTGTGCCGATGCCATATCCAGCCTGCAGCCAAAATATTCCTTTGAGTAGATTTTGTCGCCTGTTCGCCGGCTGCCTTTATTCGTATATTGTGCATAAATAAATTTCCGGATCTCATATGAATCGATCGCTGGTTCCAGTCGTCGAGTTGCCCACCTTTCAAGCAGCGCATCCGTTGCCGAAACAAACAACTGGTCTGCGGGTGAATAGCTCATATAGTAGCAAAGTATGCATTCCGCCGCCATCGTCCATCCGAGTTGCGCCCCTTTAATTATAATCGTTCTTTGTATTGGTGACGTTGGGCTCATGTTGTTAAGTGGCTCATTTAGGTATGGCGTATATGAGAAATCCAGTGGTCCTGGTCTTGGTGTTCCCGGTGGTAGGATTCTCTTAAATTCTGCGTGTTCAACGATTGATTTCGTCGGCAATACTGTCGGCAGAAATCTCGCTTTGTCCCGGATATATTCATTCATATCCTCGATTTGTTCCGTTGTGATATTTAGTTTAATTTTTCCAGGCATGTGGCTCGCCGTTTAATTTGACATCGTATGGTCGTCCGTTCTCCTGGCACCAGTTAACGTATCTATTAACGATTACGTCTACGTATTGTGGAGCCAGTTCCATTCCGTAGCATATTCTGTCTGTTTTTTCGCAGGCTATTAGTGTTGCACCGGAGCCGAGGAATAGATCAAGGATTTTAGATCGCCTTTCTGTTGTTTTGTCAATTGCCTCTTCAGATAAAAAAACAGGCTTTTGTGTGGGATGTTCGTAATTAATCGCTCCATCTTTTCTGATTGTCCATACGCTTCCGATTCTTTTTCCTTTTAATTCTGCGCCTCTATTAAAAACAAGCGCAATTTCATAATCTGTAGAAAATGTCTTTTTAAGATCTCCGATTCCTCTACCACCTTTAAACCATATAATCATATTAGACGGAAAACCTAATATTTTTGTTTTTTCAATCCATTGATTAACCACCTTCCATGTTGTCCAGATAAAAACCCATCCACCAGAAAACTTTTCTAATATTGGCATAAATTCTAACTTTTTATCATCGTTTTTTATTTTTTCAAACTTTTCCGATTTGGTGCGCATATTACTCTGATAATCCACTCCATACGGCGGATCTGTAAAAACCATGTCGGCCTTGACGCCATTCATTAACTTTTCAACATCTTTTTCTTTTGTACTATCACCACATAAAACCCGGTGCGGTCCAAGTTCCCACAGATCACCAAGTTTTGTTACTGGTTTCTCGAGCGTCGCACTCGAGTATTCGTCATCACCACTAGTTTCCGGTTCCTCTTCTTTTTTTAGATCGTCCCAGATAAGTTCCGGAACATCTACCGTCGCTGATGCAATTTCAACCGATAACCCGATTTCCTTTATATAGTCCGGCACAACCTCAATATCGACCCAGCTGCTCCGGCTTTCCTTAATAAATAATAATTTTTTAGCTTCGTCTTTGCTTTCCGCCAGGCATCGTGTCGCAGGCAATTCCGGGATTATTATTCCATGTGCGTTCAAAACAGAGAAAGCCTTTTTCCGGTGGTGCGCGTCAAAGCAGTATGGGATCCCTTTATCGTCAACCCATACCTGCAGATTATTAACAATTCCAAATCTGGCCATGGATTCCGCAAGCATTAATATTTTATTTTCGTCTGTTCGTTTAAGCGATCTCCCATCCGCCGTGATTTGGAGATCCTGGAGTTTATTCCAATTGACCAGAATTTCTCCGGTGCACATTATTTTTAATTGTTTAAGTTTTAACTCTTCAATTGTATTTTCGAGGCTCATTTTATATCCTCCAGCGTAACCCGTTTAAATTCTTCCAGGCCACGGAACACTTCTTTATTAATTGTCTTTTCAATTTTTAAAACTATTTCCTGATCCGTCACTCCGCAGAGCCCCGCCAGTATTGGCGCCAGTCGAGTTCCGAGCGGGTGGAAATGATTTAATAAAATCGAAGCCATGTTGCCAAAGTTTTTATCTACCTTTTCCCGCAGGATTAAAATTTTCATTTGCTCTGCGATCTTAATATGCGTCAGCGCAGTTTGTGCTTTGATCCTGTCCGTATCTGCCTGGTGTTTACTGACGTTCGAATCTGGGATTATATACTGGCGTTCTCTCTCCTGGGGCGGTGGCGCTTTAGTATTTATAGTTTTTTTTTTAGTTTTTTGTGTGCCCGAGGTCCTCCGTTGTTCGGAGTCTGCTTTTTGGTATTCGCGGGTCAGTTCGTCTTCAAGGTTTATTTTTGCTTTTCGTCCTTCGCCAACAACTCGTAGCCGCCCATTCTTAATTGCTTTATTTATTGATGAAGGCGCAACGCCAACAGTACGCGCGAATTCAGACTTAGAGACCAGCACCATAATTTATATATACCATAATCGTTGATGATATTCAATGTTTTAGCCTGTTTTAGCCGGCTAAAAAAATCTGGCACGTCCGAAAAGCCGAGGGTTGCGACAGATAG